CCTTTTCTTCGGATCCACCGCGCTGCAATGTCAATTTCGTTGTTGCCATGTCATGCTCCTGTCAGATTTTGGGGGGATCGGTGCATCGGCGTAGCGCCGATCCCCACCAGCGACCCGGGGGGCAAAGCCCCCGAACCGGATCTTATTTGACGCTGGCGATCACCAGCTCGATCGACAGGTTGATGCCACCGGCAATACCGCCGACGCCCAGCGTGGCCCAGATGTCTTCATCTGCGGTCAGAGGTGCATCATCCGCTGCGGTGCCGCGCGGCCCGATCGAGGTCGGCGTATCGACAACGGTCATGGTGCGCGCATTGGCATATTTCGTCGTCGACGCCTTGGTGCCGACCGAAACCGTGGTCGTACCCAGCGTGGTATCCGAAATAAGGATGATATCGCGCAGGCTTTCCCCGGCACGAAGCGTACCCAGATAGATCTGGTCAGCATTCGCCCAGGCGACGCCGGCGGGCTTTGCACCGAAGATCGAGCTGCGCTTTGCACCCACCTTGCGGCCGTCGGAGCGGTCCGCAGGGATCTTGGTGCCGTCTTTGACGCCGATATGGCTGTCGAGGTAAAAATCGGGCATGTCGAATTATCCCTTCGCGTTCAGAATGATGCCGTTCATGCCGGCCTGGGTGCGGGTTGCGGCAAGCGTGGTGCCGGCAAACACCTGTACCGAGCCCAGCTTTTGCGGCAGCGGATCGACCATGGTGCGCGAACGCTGCCAGAAATTGGCAACAAGGCCGGGCTTCACCCAAAACGGCGTTTTGCGATAGCCGCTGCCATCGGTTGCCAGCGCCGGGATTGTACCCAGCATCGGGTTGTCGAGCTCCATATGGACAAAGCGCCATCCGAGCAGCGTGACCAGCTTGCCGCGCTGGACTTCACCGGCATAGCTTGCCTTGAAATCGGCCGAGGTGGCGGGCACTTCGGTGAGCAGCTGGGCATTGTCGTCGGCGGTGAGCACCATCCATTTTTCCAGCATCGGATCGACATAATTCTGCGCAAGCAGCTTGTCGGCCGCGATCAGCTTGGCGACGTTGATCTTCTGCGCACCGGCGGCACCGCCCTCGGTCACAGGAATGATCTGGCCGCCCGGGAATGCGGTGGAGGTTGTGCCATCCTTGCCGCTGATGATTGGGCCATAAAAGCCCTCGAGGATGCGCCGATCCTTGGCGCGGTTGATCGTGCCTGCCCCTGCCATCACCGAGCTGCCTTGCAGGTCGATCGAGGTTGCCAGGCGGTCGGCATTGTCGATCAGATCCGAATAGTAGAGCTCATTGCTTTTCGGGATCCAGACACCGTCATAGGTCGGATTATTGTACTTGGTATCACCATGACGCTCATCTGCCTCATTGGGCAGCGTGTTGCCGACCAGATCCTTGATCTTGACCTTTTCGGCGCTTGCATCGTCTTGGGTGGTAACGGCGATTTCGAGCTGGCACTGCTGTTGGTTGAGAACCATCTCGACATTGTTCTTGTATTTCACCTGCATCGCAGGGGTGACATTGATGGACATCGTCTTGCCCTTTCGTCAAAGTGGAGTTGAAGCCAGTTTGCGAAGGGCTAAGGGGCCAAAGGCCCGGCCATTCTATCATGTTACGCCTGCGATCGGCGGCTGTTCCACAGCTGGGCCCGGGGCCGGAACGGCTAAGCCAGGACTTTGCTTGAGCCGTCAGGTCGTCCTACATATCGGCACCCGACGGCTCACACGGGAAATCTCATAGCCGAGACTCCCCTGTCAAGTGCTTTTTATGCAGCGCGCCGTTGTGCCTCCTCATAGGCTGCCTCGGCCTCGTTGAGCCGGTTCCACCGCGCCACCGCCGCCGGATCTCCCGACATCAGTTTCTTCTGGAATTCTGTATCGGTTTTCAGCTTGGAGATTTCCTGCTTGGCCTCGGCACCGCTGATGCCAAAGCGGTTGCTGCCACCCGTCAACAACGTATCTTCGGCCATGCCGGCACCCAGCTTGGCCAGCATGTTCAGCGCAAAATCTGCCCCCAGCGCATTACGCAGGCCGACCATTTTCTCGCTGTTAATACCGAGCGCGCGGGCTGCGCTGTCAACCGCGGCCAGCTTACTCTCCTTTTCAGCGCCCCAGCCTTTGACCGTATCGGCCGCCAGTTGCTTTTGCTGGCCATCGAAATCAGCCGCCTGGTCTAGTTGCGCCTGTACAAAATCACCGACGACGCCCTCAAGCGCGGCCTTGGGAATGCCTGCCTTATGTGCGCTTTCGGCAATGCGGCCGAGCAATCCTTGGTCGAGCGCAATATCATTACCGTCTGCATCCTTGGGGGCCGTGAATTCATAGCCTTTGGGGTCATCGGGCACACCAATCGCCTTGTGATATTCGGCAATCTCTTCCGGCTTGGCATCGGCACCGGGGATTTTCACCCGCCCGCTTTCACGCAGCGCCTTCTGGTTGTCGCGGGCAATCTTGGCCAACCCGTCCAGATCCTTGACGCCTAATGCCTTGATCCAGTCGCGATTGCTCGGATTATTGGCATCGCCGCCTTCGGCCGACAGATTGGCATACCAGTCGGGATCGACCGCACCGCCATTCGGATCAGCCGCATTAGGATCCGGGTTGCTACCCTGCCCGCCTTCATTCGGATCGGCGTTACCCGGATCGGCGGCTCCACCGCCTGCACCACCCAAAATGTCGGCCGCGCTTCCTGCTGCGCCGCCAGCTTCATTCTCATCTGCCATCATCGACCTCCATCAGTTTCATGGTTTCCTCTTCGCTCAGCCCCAGCATGCGCTGGATCCGGTCGAACACTTCCTGCCGCCCGATCCGGCGCGCCATTTCCACCGGATCGCGGTGAAACGGCGTGCCATTTGCGGGAATGCAGAACCCTCTAAGGTCAGCGAGCACATGCTCGGCCGACCGTTTCAGCTCGCCATTGTCGCCAAGGCAGAGCGTTTTATATTCGCGCGAGACGACAATCGATCGCCAGCGCCGCCAGTTAAGCCAGTTATTCACGCCGCCTCCGCTATGGCATTGCCCTGGGCGATATCCTTGAACGCGCCCGCCGCGGTGCCCAGCGCCTCGACATTGGCAGCGACCGCCTCGGCTTCGGCACGCTGCTTACGCATCGCGGCGACCTGCTCCTTGCTGCGCACATAGCGCGCCGGCACCCCGATCGCATCGGCAACGCCCGGGATCAGCTCGTCGGTATCGGCATAATCCATTACCGTCTGGTCCATCGCCGCCCATTGCGTCAGCACTTCGACAAAGCGCATCGATTTCCCGGCCTCTTCAGCCTTGGCCATTGCCGACAAGGGATTGTCATAGTCCATCACCGGCCATGCACCGGCCTCGGCAACCACCGCGGGCAAGGGTTCGACCTGCCCGGCACGCAGCGCCAGGTCAAAATCGCGATCGCACATCGCGCCCTGCTTTTCGGTACGATACCGGCTCGCATAGGGCCGAACGAGAATGCCCTGCTTGCCCATCACCTCGAGCACTTCCGTCGTTGTCATCCGGCTATTGGGGTCGGTCAATATCTTGTAGAACTCCTCGAGGAATTCGGCTCGGATCCCGGCACGTTCCTGCTCGATCATCTCGAGGGCATAGGGGATGCCATTGTCGCCGCCCGGCATCCGCGCCACCAACGGCCGCCCATCCTCGTTCACCAGCCCCGGATTAAGGCCCCCGGGCTTTGTCGACAGGCCCGTCAACCCGTCATCATCGAAAAATATCAGCGCCGGATCGACCGCCTTATGCCCCGCCCGCAGCGTCGTATGCCGCATCGCGTTGACACCGTGAATATCGGGCAGTTTGTTGATCGCCGGCGAACGGCCATATTTTTCCATCGGGCTGGTGACGTGCCGCGACACGGTGATCGGCATGGTGTGGAAGCCCGATCGGCGCAGATACAGCTTTTCATCCATCGCCAGATAGCGCGAAGCCACCGGCATGCGCCGCCAATCGAGCTGCTCGGCATCCCAGCTGGTATTCGGGCAGACGATATGCAGCAGCTGGAATTTTGTATGCTCCTTGCCCGGCGTCGACAGGCATTCGCGCATCTTGGGGGTCAGCGCCTCGAGGCCGAACAGCCGCTCGCTCTCGCGCGCTGTCTTTTCAAACTTGCGGTGCACCGTATCAACCAGCCCGGCACCGTCCGTATCGATATAGATCTCGGAAAGGTGCAGCGTGCGATAGATCAACCCGCGGCCCGGGATCGCTTCCTGCCAGACGGCTGACGTGCCATAGCGGCCTAGCTGGTCGAAATCCTCATGTGCCGAAAAATAGAAACCGGTCAGGTGATTGCCGCGAATATCGTAAAGGCGTCGACCTAGGCGCTCGCAATAGAGCTTGACCTCGCGATCCTTCATCAGCTCGGGGTCGGAAAATTTCGGCACGATATACGGCTTTTCTTCGGGCACGGTGATCGCCGTCATCGCCGCGGCAAAGCGGCCCAGCGCGGTGATTGCAGTCGTGTCGTAATTCTGCTCGCCACGGATCTGCCCCGGCGTTGTTTGTTCAAACCCGCCCGCTCCATTCGGGAAGCGCTCATCGACTTCCTTCCACACGCTTTCCCAGGGGGAGCGTTCGTCTTCCAGTCGCGTCTGGTTGCGCAGGTCGGCCTTGATCAGCGCCTCGTCCTGATTGGTGTCGATCATGTCAGTCTCCGTAAATTATCAGGGTCAATGGGCCGCCCGCCCGGCGCCGATCGGTAGGCGGGCGGCTTCAGTTTCAGGTGAAAAAGACGATATCGTCCTTCAGATCGCTAATCGCACCCGGGCGCAGCACCAGCTTGTCGATCCGCGGGCCATAGGCGACCAGCTCGCCATCGAGCACCAGCCCATAGCCGTCGACCACGATATCGCTTTCATCGCGATTGGGGCCAAAGACCTCGAGCTTGTCGAGCCGCAGCCGCAACGACGCGCCGCGCACTTCCCAGGCATCGCCATAGATCCGGCGCGGTGCCAGCGTCGCCAGCTCATTCTTGCCATCGGAAAAGGCAATTTCGACCTTTTCAGCGGCCTGAATTAATTCCAATAAATCAGCGGCGCTTGGTGCCTTTCCCTTGTCTTTCAGCTTTATAGGTCCAATTTTGCGCGCTGAATTGCGCCGCTTTTCCGGAACAGCTTTGGCCTTGCCAGCAGCAGCCAGCGCCGCCGCCGCAGCCTTGCCGTCATATTCGTCGACCAGATTTTTCAGCGTGTCCCGTTCACCCTCAAGCGCGCGATATTTGGTGATCACGGCATCGACCAGGTCGAACCCGTCGCTTGCGCCTTCATCGACCAAGCCAGCCTCGACCAGCTTGGTAGCAAGCTCACCGACTTTGGCTCGAGTTTCGGCAAATTCGCGCAGCCGGATCTCCGCGACGCCGCATGCGCCACTGTCTTCAGTACCGCGCAGATCGAGCTCTAGAACAACATCGGCTAGCGAACCGATTTGCACACTAAGATTTTCATATTTTGCGAGAAGATTGTCGAACATGGTAACGCGCTCATCGGCATCGCTATCCAAAAAAACAGCCTTCAATTCTTCGATTTCCTCTTGATCTGTCATCTCAAATTCCTTTCTCAGCTACCAATTACCAATCGCCCGCCGGATAGTGCGGCTTCGGCGCCCATTGTTCCGGTGAGGATATCTGCCGCCCCACCCTTGCGCCGGCGCAATTCGTCTTCCTGGTCGGCCAGCGCCTGCGCATCATCGCGCGTTGCCTGGGGCAATGGCTGCACCGGCTTTTTCTTTTTCCCGCCAAAAACGGCCTTCACCAGCGGCCCGCCGATCAATCCCCCGGCGAGGGTTCCAAACACTTTCCCGATCGTCTTCATCGTCAAACCCTTCCTCTAAGCACATCAAAGCCGCTGTCGTTGCGGATCTCCCGCCGGGCATCGCGACGCGGCTTGCCGCGAATGTCCGAAATCACATGCTCGCCTTCGACTGCCAGATATTGCTCGGCATCGCAGACATGGGTGTAAATCGTGTCGGCCACCTCCAGATGACCGCGCGTCTCTCCGCTCGACATCTGGGCATCGCGATAGCGATAACCGCCGAGATGCCCCCGGATCAGGTGCTTGCACGCCGGATCGACGGCATAGCCGTCATGCGTCGACATCGTCTGCCAGACGGCCTCGTGCCGCAGAGCCTGCTTGTTGGTTTTTGCGCGGTTCACCTTGTGGCCGAGCGATTTCTCAAATGCGCGGATCCAGTCGCGCTCGTCATCCTCATTATCGCGCGCCCGCCATGCCGCCGGATCGCCGACAAAACGCAGCCGGGCGGGCTCGATGTCGAAAAAATGCTCGTTGAGCATCGCGCGCACCAGCTCGCCAAAGGCCTTGGGGCCGATCTTGCGCAGCGATTTCCCTTGCTCGAGGAACGCAACCGCCTCGCGCAGCGACCGCAGATACCCCTCAACCGTGCGCTGGCCAGCCACCGCGGCCGCCGTCAGCCCCTGGTCAAAGCCGATAACCAGCATACGGGACTTGTCCCATTCCAGCGGGCGTACATGGCGCTGGAAATCGAATTGCGGGTTGACCGGCTGACCATGCTGCATCGGTACCGGCTTGTTGTCGATCATGCGCGCGACATAATCGGGCCGATGCTTGTTGAGGCCTGCCTGGATGGGGTAATATCCCTTGGGCAAATTGTGCAAATTCTCGGCATTGGGCTCGCGGCCGCCGGGCTGGATAAACACTTCGATCAGCGGCCGATCGCCCAGAGCCTCCTGCAGCGCCGGATCAACCAGATCCTGCAGCTCGCGCTCATAGGCCAGCGCATAGACCCAATTATCGACATAGGGCGCGTTCAGCGACATGATGATCGTCGGATCCACGACCAGCGACGGATCCAATTCGCTGAAGCGGCCGACGCGGCCCGACAGGAACGACAGCAAATCGGGCGGTTGAAGATCCGCCTCATCGATGCCGACCGCGTTGATTTCCCAACCGCGGCACGCTTCCTCGACCGACCGGTCACCGATAGCCCGAAACTCCGCCTCAAAATCGCAATATTCGGTCGTCCGACCTGTTTCAGGGTCGGTTTTCTGGATCAGGTTCAGCCGGTGCGTATAGGGAGCTTTCCAGGTGAACTTGCCATCGCTCTCGGGATGGATGCGGAACCAGCTCGGCAGCGTGTTTTTCTCGATATTCGGATAGGTTTCACGGATGACCCCGACGCGCGCGCGCCGCCGCGCCACCCCGCGCTGGTCAAGCACCGTGCCCTGCATCAACGCAATCCGGCGCAGCTTGCGCAGCATCGACATCGTCTTTGCCGAACCCACCGGCCCGATGATAATCTGCAGGAAGGCCCGCGACATCAGGAACTTGTCCGATATCGGCCCCGGTGAATTCAGCCGGCGAACGTCCATATTGGGCATCCCGCTCATCGCTCGTCATCCCCCTCGACAACGCCGATGCCGACAATCTCGCCGTCAATCGTCGTAGGCTGGTACCGGCGATCGCCGCCGATTTCCTCGACCACCATCACCCCGCGGATATTGGCATCGACCGTGACCGGCTTTTTACCGTGCAGATAGGGCATCAGCGCCTCGGCACAGCGCACGCGCAGCGCCTGCGCATCTCCGTAAGACAGGCGACGCTTGACCGGATCCATTTGCTTCGACCGCTCGACCAGCACTTCAGCCTGTGTCGACTGGATCTGCATCAGCGTGATCGCGGGATCGGTGCCATGCTGCCGGATATATTGCTCAAAATCATCGGTGCGCTTGTTGCGCGCGCCCAAAGGCCTGCCCGATTTCCGCTTTTCGCGGGCATGGCGCAACACTGTGAGATTGCCTGCATTCGGCCCGCATTCTTCCTGCGCAACAGCCATTTCCTCGGGCGTCAGCGGATCAAGCAGGCTCAACTGCTCCTCTTCGGCCGCCGCCTCCTCGAAAAGCGCCTTGCTCTGCGCGACAAGCTGGTCAGCCACAGTTTTTCCACCGTCTTTTGCACCGGTCTTAGTTGACATGGCCGCCGCCTCCGTTAGCTTGGCCAAATCGGCGCAGCTTTCCAGCCGCATTGACACCCCGGCCCGCAACTGACGGGCCACAGTGGGCCGACTTCTCTCTCCCCGACCCCGTCTGGCGCAAACCATTTCGCGGCGCACCGCTCCGGCGGCACCCTTCCATCGCCTGAAATTGGTCAGGCCGAAGGCCGATCAAAATCCGGCCACGCTCGAGCGCCAGCGTGCAAGAGGAAGGCGGCGCCGCGAATGGGGGCATAGGGGGGTGGCCGGCCATGCGTGCCTGGGCGATCGAGGCCCCCCGCCTGCCCTTCCCGATAGGAAGGGGCCGACTGCGCAAAAACCTAGCATTTCTGCGCCTTTGCGCGCATCGTTCCAACATTGCCATTCCAACATGCCCTTGCCGACCCGCTGAAACCCGCAGAAATCCGTCACTTTGCCCGAGGAGCGCAGGAGCGAGCGCAGCTGCACTCCTCGAGCTGCAGATCCGCGCGCCGATCTCGCCCAGGTCGACCGATCGGCCAAAATCGCCAAAACTTTCGCCGCCACCCCCGAGCATCAAGCCGCTAGAGGCACCTTTTGGCCGATATCGACCGTCTATTTTATTCGAGAACCGCAGAAAACCGCCATTGTCGAGCATGCCAGCCAGTGCCGGTTCTGGCGAGAACCGCTCTGGAACCGCGCTGGAACCAATAACTAACTCTAATATATAGATATTGTTGTTAGGTTCTGAGGTTCTGGCTTTTCTCGCGCACATATACGCGCGTAGGCATGCACATGTACGCACGCGCGCATGACGCGAGGATAGACGCTGGAACCCCAGAACCGAGCATGAAAATGCAGTAATAACAATGTGTTGAAGGTTCCAGAACGGTTCTGGATTGGTTCTGGCTGGAACCGCTCCCCCTAACCCGCTGGGTGCCGAAATCTGGACCGCCAATCTACTGGCATCGCCACGGGCCGGGGTCAAGGGTAATAAAAAGAGAGCCGAGCGATCGAGCGCACCCGAGCGGGTCGGGGATGCGGCGAGAGCAGCAACAAAAGAATGCTCGCGCACCGCGTCGACTGCGTCGCCGCTGCGAGCATATTTTATATCTTGACATGGCGCTTTTGCGCCATGTCCGCGCAGCCAGGGCAGCAATCGCACAAAGCCGCTTGACAGGTTTAATAGTGCCGGTTTATAGGAACAATTAACGCCGTCGGAATAGTCCGCGCGCGTGGTCAGAAAGGACCGGAAAACATGAAACCCGACATCGATGCAATTCTCCATGACGGAGCCCATGTGCAGATCACTCGCCGCGGCGGCCCGTTTTATCCTGGGCGCTATCGACTGCGTTATGAAGGCTATAACGCCTGGTCGATTATCAGCGCAAAAACCGGCATCGAGCACGCCACCGGGCGCGATGAACTGCGCGACATGATCCTTGGCGATGTTCTCGAGATGATCGACCCTAACCAGCTGGCACGCGAAGCCCAGCTGATCGCCATCCGCGCCGCAAGCCCCATGCGCCCGATCGACGGCCGCACGGCCGATGTAGACGGCCTGGCATTGTTTGATGCCGTGCGCAGCCCCGTATTGCTTTAAGGAGCCCTGAAAATGAACGTAGCACAAACCATATTGCAGCAGCTCGGCGGCGGCCGCTTCCTTGCCATGACAGGCGCGCGCAACCTCGTTAACGAAGGCGACGGCCTCAGCATGCAGCTGCCCCGCAATTCCAGCGGCGCCAATCGCCTTACAATCAAGCTCGAGGATAGCGACACCTACCGCATGAAGTTCTGGAAGCTGCACAAGCTGCAGCCGGTCGACCTGGTCGAACATGCCGGCATCTATTGCGATCAGCTGCAGCCGCTGTTCACCGAAACCACCGGCTTCGATACCAATCTCGGCGCCATCATCCGCCGCTAGACGCGCAATCCCCCCGCCAAGGCCGCCAGGAGCAATCCCGGCGGCCTTTTTGCTGTCATGATAGACGCGCCTCATCATTCCGCCGAACCCCTGTTGTTATCGAGGGCAATGTCAGCCGCCTCGATGCTGTCACGACAGGTCATCAGCTGATGGATCAGCTGCTTGTGCCCTTCCATCTTGCCGGTGCTTCGGCGGTTGTCTTGGATGAAATCATCGAGGAACCGGTGCGCCGCCAGCAGCTCGTCCGAATAGAAGCGCTTGCCCGCCATCACTTCAGCCCTTCCATAACCTTGGCCATCCACGCCGCGACGGCCTCGGGCTTGCTCGATGCAGGTAGATCCTCTTCATCGATCACGGCGCACAGCGGCACCAGAACGGCGTTTATGCTGCCATGCGTCAACTTCACTTTCAGGCCATCGACCGCCCCGATCGTGCCGGTAACCATGCCGTCGGCGTCGCGCAGGGTGACTTCGGTACGGCCGAGCGATTGCCGCCACACGCCGCCGCGCCATTTGCTGTCGGCAAAGAAGGGATCGAGCGCCCGGTGCTTCCACGCCACGGCCAGCCAGACGGGCTCCTGCAGCGTATAGGCCCGCGAACCCCATAGGGGCAGCTTTTCGCCTTCAGCGCCCTCTACGCTGCCCTTCACGGTCAGATTGACGAGCTTAAGCCCATATTGCTGCATCTGGCGGAACGGCGGATTGTCCAGATCGCCATTGTCGGCCTCGGCAATCGCGCGCGTGATCCAGCTGCCCAGGGCAACCCGCTCATCGCCGCCACGCGCCTGCACCGGGCTGGTCAACAGATGGTCAAGGCAGTTGGTTTCCTCGGCCTCGGCCTCGCGTATCTCGGAAAGCTGGGACGGGGCGCAGCGCAAAGCCCATTCGGCGACCAGCTCGTCATCGGGCAACTCGTCATATAGCGCGATATCGGCACAGGCGAGCAGGGTGCCAAAGACGTTCGCCCCGCGCGCATCGTGCCCCACATCTTCCAACGCCTCGCGATAGCGCGAAATCGTCTCATCTAGGCGGCCGACCTGGTCGATCGACCGGCGCAGCAATTTGGCGCCAAGTCCCGCCGCATTCATCTTGAAAAAATCGGGCTTCTTCAGGTCGCTGCGCAATTTCTTCAGCTCGATGGTGACGATACGGCTGCGATCGGCCGCATCCAGCGGCGGTTGCAGGATAGAGGAGAACCAGAACGGGCTGCGCAGCGTGAATTCATGCGCTTGCTGGTCCTGCCCGCCGCGATGCCCCTTGGCGCCACCGGCGGCGACGCGGGCGAGCGAGAGCAGCGGATCGATCTTTTCCTTTGGTGCATTGGGCTCCAGCTCGTCGATAAAGACGGGGATTGTGGAATTTTTCAGCGTCTGGCGGATCGCCGCGGCGCTGGTATCGGCCGTGTTCAGCCGTCCCGGGCCGATCAGATGGCCGATAAAGCCCTCGGTGCGGCTCGGCTCGCCGTCCAGCGTCGATTTGCCGGTGCCGCGCGGGCCGACAATCCACAGCACCGCACGCCAATCGACAAAACCGCCGACCATCGCCTGCACGATCCCGCCCAGCAACAGCATCGGATCGAGCAAGCGGCGCTTGTACGACCAGCTGTTAAGCTGCGCCAGCACCGCCTGCCCTGCCTCGGGCCCCACCGCGTCATGGTGCGGCCGCATCAATGGCGCAAAGGCGGGATAGACATAGCCGCCATGCAGGCCCGGGCCGTCATAACGCATACCCTTGGATCCGCCATCGGCGCGCTCGATGGGCAGCATCACCTGGTCGCCAAAATGCAGCACCAAATGCCCCTTCTCGCTGCGATGCGCGCCGCGGCCGCGGATCTTGCCCGATGGGTCAAATATCCCGCGCCGCGCGCATTCCTCGATATGCGCCCGGCTCGCCTCAGCCTGGTCAAAACCGACTATCTCGCTTTCCTTGACGACGATCCACTGCTTCGCCGCCTTGTCATATTCGCGCACCGGCTTTGACCATTGCGGCCAGTTGACTTCCAGGAACTGGCTATGCCGCCCATAAAGCGCGATCATCGCATTCTTGCCGTGCCGGTTATTGGCATCGAGGCCGACCAGCTGGCCGAGAGCATCGAGGTAGAAACATTTGATCGATCCCGACATATCGGATGCGATCCCCAATGGCTTCACCGGCCCGCCCAGGGGGAATGCCGGGCGCTCATAGTCGGGCCCGTCATGGTCGCCGCCAAATTGCGGGCCGGGGTCACCCGCCTCGGCAAAGCGCGGCGCATCGACGGGGTTCTCTAGCGCCTCGAGGACAGGATCCACATTACCGCTCACGCCGCTCTCCCCTGCATCTCGACCGGATCCGGCGCGACCGCGATCATCCATTCATCGATATCCTTGTACGGCGCGGGCGGCCGCACCAGCTGCACCGTCAGCCCGCGGGCCTGTTGGCGTGCGATCGCGCGTTCAAGGCTCGCCTGCTCGGCCTCGTCCTTGTCATTGTCGATCACCATCACCAGGCGCCGGGCTTGCGGCGGCAATATCACCGCCCCCATATTCTTCAGGTTCAGGCCGGAAATGATCCGCGCCCCCGGCATCTTCATGCGGATCGCGATGCACTTCTCGATGCCCTCGGCCATATAGACCGGCTCGTCAGGGTGCATCTCGGTCATGCTCTTGCCCGATGAGCCCTTGTTGATGGGGATATAGCCTGCCGACCAGGGGCCCAGCGCCATACGCGCATTTTTGCCGTCAATCTTTACCCAGCCACGCCGCGGGCAATTCTGCAGGTATGTGCGGTGCGTTGCCGTATGCACCTGCTTTGCACCGTCCCAGCGCAGAACCATGCCCAGCATCGCATACAGGCCAACGCCATGCTCCTTGTTCCACACTTCGGGATGGAAACGTAAAGCACCCGGCCATTCGCCGATCGGCGCGGCCGATAGCCCGCGGTTGACAAGATAGCGCTCGGCAATACTGCCCGCGATCGGGGTCGTTTTGCGGTGCAGGTACAGCGCACGGGCCCCGCGCATCTTCGATTGCCGCTCGGCCATCTCTTCGGCCGCGCGCTGCTCTTCACGGCGCCGCTGCTCTTCCTCGCGCGCCTTCATCTCGGCGGGCGACGGCCGCGGCGTGTCAGCTGACCAGCTATCAACGATGCCCAGGCGGTTTTTCGCATCCTGCAGCGCCGCCTTGCGATCGCCGCCATACAGGCGCAGCGCGATCAGGTCGATCATGTCGCCATGATCCTCGCCAGGGCGCGCATTGCCGGCATCGTTCCAATGGCCGATGCGCGGGCCCGACAGATAGACGTAAAGGCTGGCCGATTTGCCGCTGTCATCGATGCCGCTGGCCATCCAGTGATTGCCCGATCGATATCCATTGGGCAGCAATTCCTTGGCCAGCGTCAACGCCTGGGCATTGATGCGGTCGGCAATCTCGGAAACCGAATAGAGGCTGGGGGATTTCAGCATGGCCATTTGCCCTTGATCAGGCGAAATCCGCACGCGGCCAAAATCAGCACCGGCACCGCCAGAACGGCAGACAGGGCGATCGCCACATCACGCAGGATCTCGACCACCATCTTCACCAGTCGACGCGCTCGTCAAACAGGTCGGCAAAGCGGCGCGCTTCATCGGCCAGCATGCGCAGCTGCTCGGCATTCAATGGCCCGCGGATCTCGACAGCCGCCCGCCAGCCATCGGCCTTTTTGGTGCCGATGATGCTGATCAGGGCATTGCCGCTCGGTTTTGTGAAGCGCGTCGCTTCCAGATCGCGCGGGTACAGGATCAAATGCTCGGCAGCGGTCATATCACGCACCCCGCCGCAACAGCTCTTTGACCACCCGGTCAAACCGCGCCCGCCGGTCGGCCAGCCCGTTGGAGCCGCCATTGATCCGGCGGCTTTCATCATCGACGCCGGGCGTATCGGCCAGGCGGTTGATGTCATTCTCTTCCCAGAACCAGGCGGCAAACATCACTCCGCCCTCAATCGTGGTGCGCACCCAATCGACCGCAGCCATCAGATCCATGCCCATGGCATTGGCAAAGCGCTGGTAATTGTCGCGCCCCGTCGCCTGCAACGGCCCGCCCCCGCGAAAGCGCCAGCCATCGCCCGGTTGCGTATTGCCAAGGTTCTCGCGCCCCCATTCGCCGCCATAGATGCAGTTGGCAATCGCTTCCTGGTTGGCGCGCTGCGTATCGGTGCGCCCGAATGCCAGGGCATTGGCACGGCTGATCCGGTGGCGGTCGACCTGGGTTAGCAAGGCCGATGCCTTGTAGTTCAGATTTTCGTTGCGCGGGCGCAGGCCGCTTTCATGCGCCATCTGCGCGATAAAGGCGGCAATGCGCCGCACCCGGTCGATCTCGAACCGCTTGCAGGCATCCTTGATCGGTTGCACCCACGCCGCCAGCTCCCCCGCGGGCGTTTCCGGCGCCGCGATGGACAGCAGCTGCGCGTCGATCAGGTCAATGGGGTTCATGCGGCTTTCCTTTCAGTTTCACGCAGAGGCGCAGAGGAACGCAAAGCGGGCAGCTCGTAGAAGTCATTCGGCTGCACATCGCCGCCGGTTAGCTGGTAAATCCGTATCATCGTGGGACCATCCGGGCGGCGAAGC